TGACCAATTCCAATCAAAATTCCAACCAGCGTTTTTATTTGCTTGATGAACATAAGGATGAATCTCCTTATAAATCCATTTATCACTCATCCAAACTATGTTTGAATCTCTTTTCTTTTGTAAATTTTTTATTTCGTCTTTTGTTAAAGGTTGTTTGTTTAAATCTCTATCTCTACCATATCCACCCGTGATAGCCATTACTTCTCTTTCTTTTTCGGCTTTACCATATTTAACAATAAGATCACAAATCCTTGGCGGTATTGCAGATTCAAAGTACCAATAATAATTAGTTATATTCATTTAAAAAAACTGTAATATCCTGAAAAAATAAATCTATCTAAATTTTCAGGACATACTTCTCCTTTATGTGTGTGAGTAAAATAAGCAGGCCAAACAGCTAATCTACCTTTTTTTGATTTTATGGTTTTTTTATTAAAAAACTTTGTTCCACATTTATGTGAAGACAAATATATTTGCATAGCAAGCATTCTAAAGGGAGAGGAAACTCCATGTTCTGAATGCCATTTTGTAAAATAAAAACCTGGTTTAAAATGTTTTATTCTTAATTCAGATAGGCCCCATTTATCTAAAGTATAAAAAGATTCTGGAAATTTTTTAGTATATAAATTTGCAATGTTTTTTATTTTTTTACTCATTTTAAAATCATCTTCTACATTACAAAAGATATAGCCATTATAATCTTCTGCTTGTAATTTATTTTTATTGTTGTGATAATAATTTATTAACTTATCACATTCAGTTTTACTTAAAAAATTATCTATAGTTAAAATATAATTAGACATTATGTTATAATAAACCACCCTGTTGCAATATATTTGTGTTCTGTTTTAGAGATTATTCCTGCATGGGGATGAGTAAAATCTGCAGGCCATAAAATAAGATCTCCCTTTATTGCTTTAGTATGAACTTTTTGAAAAGGAAATATAGTACCACCTTCATCTTTTACAGTATTTAAATATAACATATAAACAACCTGTCTATCTTTAACCACTTTATTACCTCTTTCATAATGTAGCATAGAATAACCAGCGCCTGGTTGATAGTGTTGAATTTTATTAGTATTATCAGTTCTAACAGGGTTACGTAAATTATATTTTTTTGCATAATCTGTTACAGATTCAGTTAAAATCTTAAAAAATTTTTTAATCGTTGGATCTTGAGAATCATTATAAAATAAAGAATCATTAGTATCTGGAATATCTTTTCTCGCTTGTGTATACTCTTTATTATTCTCATAGTATTTTATTAAATCATCACAAAGTGATTTTGATACTTTATATTTTTCAATAAAATTAAATATATTCATACGTAATTAAAGTTAATTACAACTCTCCTTTTTGCGTCTGTGCATGTAGATCCTGTATGTTTTAAATTAGAATCAAATTCTATATATTTGTTTTTTTCACTTTTTATTTTCTTACCATTTTTAAATTTTGTATATCCATTACAATTATTTAAATAATATATTCCTGTTTTAACATTTGGAAAATCGCTATGAAAATTATGCTCAATTAGTTTTTCTGTTCTTGGTAAAAGATTTGCTTTTATTCTTTCCATTCTTTTATATTTTATTTTATCTAATATAGGATTTAATATACTCATGATTGAAGCATGACAATTATTTTTATTCTCTCTTACAAATGTAAATGTAAATTGAAAAAATTTATCTTTTTCTGTTACTAAACCATCATTAAAAAACCAAGGAAACATGTTACCCATAATAGTTGTTTCAATCTTATTAAACTCATCTTTACTTAAAAAATTTTTATATATATTCATAGTTAATTGTTAAAATTATATTTAAGCCATTAGAAGTATTTGGTGAAAAAGAATATTTATTTGTAGCTGGAAACATTATAAAGTTATTATCTTTTAGAGGTATATGCCAAGTTCTATTTTTTCTTCTATTATCGTCATATTCAATAATACATTCTGAGGAATTTTCTTTAACATCAACACTATAGATTAAGGTATAGTCTGGTGAGTTACGTAAATCAACAGGTTCAACTTGACTTCTAATCCAAGATTTTTCTTTTGGATGCATAATATTACCGTGCATATTTTTTTGCACTAAAGTTCTACCATACTCAACTCTCCAATGATCTCGAATGTAATCTTGCGTCCATTGTAAAGGTTGAGAAAAAGGCACAACATAATCATCAAAAGTATAAGATTGTGGATTAGTGTTAACTCTTTTTTGTTTTACAAAAGACTCTATAATGTCATTTCTTATTTGATCTCGGTCAATTTCAAAACCTTTAGGCATATCAACTTCGCCATAATACAAATCTATTTCGGATAATACTTTCTTGTGCATACCTATTTAGTATGTAATTAACTCCAATAATAATGTCAAGTGAATTATCTAGCGACTTTATCCCAAGCACCTGTAGACTCATTCCACTCATATTTATGAGTTACATCTTCATCTGCAGATAATGCAGGCGCATCACCAACTGGTGATTGCCATCTTGCTTCTGCCACATTTAAAGTCCAACTAGCGTAAGGTTTTTTTGTTAAGAACAAATCATTGTCCTCATCATAAATCATACCTATACCTGCATAGTTACCTCTTAAAGGTGTTCCGCCATTTTTGTGTTGTCCACGAACTGTGTTGTAAGATGTTTGTTTCCAAAGGGGCCAGTTATGGATTCTTTCCAAGAACTGTCTACCTACTTCTTCATCTTCAACGCCATCAGCATTTTTACAATCTTTATCAGCTACAACTTCAACTGACATGACTTTACTGTTTATTCCTAGTTTTGCGAAATGTGCCATAATGTTCTCCTTATATCTTATTTGTTAATTCATTTCAACTATTGAAATTTATATCTTATCATTACTATACCTGATCCACCTGCACCTGGGTGAGAACAACCATATCTTCCACCTGATCCACCGCCAGTGTTTGCTGTGCCATCTGAACTTGGGGCAGAACCTCCAGGACCTCCGGCTGCACCTTGACCACCACCACCTGCTCCACCAGAACCTCTTTGACTTGGAACACTTCCCTGATTACTTGCTCCACCTCCACCAGAAAAATATCTTACTGAACTTGCTGGACCTGTTGTTCCATAACTTGGTGCTGTGGGACCTATGAATGGATCTCCTATAAAACTTCCATCTCCACCAACTCCTGATGAACTTGGAGACATGTTTGTGCCAGCAGCGCTTGCGCCACCACCTCCGCCACCACCTCTGTGAGTTGGTGCCGAACCTGGACCAGTTACTCCTCCAGTTCCACCAGCATTACCTTGTGGGGGAGATACAGGAGGGGTATTACCTGCACCACCAGATGCTCCACTATTTGAATTTGATCCACCACCGCCTGATCCACCTGCTGCACCTGCACCACCAGGATATCCACCTCCACCACCACCTCCTGCTGAAGTGATTGATGAAACTGTTGATGGAGAACCACTTAAACCTAAAGTAGCAGGAGAAGGGGGTGCGGCTCCTGCACCTGCACCTACTGTAATTGGGTAAGATCCAGCAGCTAATGTAAGTCCAGCGGGAGCTACTAAAGGGCTCATTGTAGGTGCGGGAACTGCTCCTGGACCTGCTGTAGAATTAGATAATCTAAAACCACCACCTCCGCCACCACCAGAACCACTAGTATCAAAAGAAGCTCCTCCTCCACCTGCTACTACAAGATAATCAACAAAGTTTTGACCTGCTCCTGTTCCTGCTTGAGATACACAGAGTGTACCACTACTTGTAAAAATATGAGTTTTATAATCACCGCATGTTATAGTAGCATTTCCACCTGTAGCTGCTACGAAATTAGATACTCCTGTAACTTCAGCGGTTGAATCGTGAATATCTTGCCAACCTTTAGTTCCATCTACATAAATTAAAGTTACTGATTGTGCTTTTGTAGATAATGTTGCATTTTGACAAACACCATTAATTTTTGATCCGTTTCTACATACTGTTACGGCTTTACAAGCAACAGCCCAAGTGCCTCCATAATCTTTAAAAGCGACTATGTCACCAGCAGAAGGTGAACTAGGTAATGTTACTGTAATTGCTCCACCTGAAGTATTTACAAAAAATCCATCACCGCTTGTTGCAGTAAAAGGACCTGTCTTTGCTGTTGTGCACCAATCAACTGTACCAGTTCTACCCATGCCTGATGTAGTTGCTCCACAAGCAACAGCAACAGTTTGTCCTGAAGAACCAATCGTAATTGTTGATCCACATTTTTTAATAATGTTAGATCCGTCTGAAACTTTTTGTATATTATCTACTTTAATTGTACTTGTCATAATTTACCTAATTTTGAAATTTATATCTTAACATTACTATACCAGATCCGCCAGCTCCTGAACCAGGCTCTGGACCTTGACCTTGTCCTCCTCCGCCACCGCCAGTATTTGCAGTTCCAGCAGATGCGTTTCTTGGTGTTCCATCACCTGACCCACCATTACCTCCGCCACCTACTCCACCATCAGCTCCAGTTCCACCATTAGGATGGTCTCCGTCTTTACCACCACCGCCTCCACCAGCAAAATATCTTGTATTAGAAACTGGACCTGCCTCACCATAACTTGGTGCTGTTGGTCCTATAAAATTACTATCAATAAAAGTTCCAGCACCTCCAGCTGCTGCTGAAGGACCACTTACTGTTGTGCCTGCTGCACCAGCTCCTCCTCCACCTCCACCTCTATCTGGGTTTGAAGATCCGGGTTCAGCATTTCCACCATCATTACCTTGTGGCGGACTAACCGGAGGGACATTGCCTGAACCTGCAATATAAGCTGTGCCTGGAGCTCTACCTGATCCACCTCCACCTGATCCTCCATCTCCTCCTGGTCTATCACTTGGAGAGTTCCATCTACCACCTCTACCTCCACCTGCTGATGTAATTGTTGAAAATGTTGCAGGAGATCCACTTACTGAATCTGTTGACGGCGGGGAACCACCTGTTCCTCCTGCTCCTACTGTAATTGGAAAAGTTGCAACTGATGCTGTTATACCTGTTGGATTTGCTATGGGTGTATTTAAAGCTGGAGGTAATCCGTATTCATTAGAAAATCTAAATCCTCCAGCGCCAGCACCACCACCACCTTCTAATACTCCACCACCGCCACCACCAGCTACTACAAAATAATCTATTTTGTTTGATCCTTGAGCATTACCAGCATTGGTCACTTGAAAACATCCACTAGATGTAAAAATGTGTGTTTTAAAATCACCAACTGTTACAACAGTTCCTCCTGTTGCAGCAACGTGTTGTACACCTTCTATTGATTCATCTGTATTAACGTTTAACCATCCTCTTGTTCCATCCACATAAACTAAAGTTATAGACTGACCTTCGGTGTTTAAAGTAGCATCTAAACAAAGACCAGTTATTTTTGATCCACCTCTACCAACTGTCACAGCATTACAATCAAATGTGTTTGCGTAATCTTTTATTGCAACAATATCTCCAAAACTAGGAGATGAAGGTAAATTAATTGTTATAGTTCCTGAAGTTGTATTTAAGAAAAATCCTTTACCACTTACAGCAGTTACTGTCCCTGGAGAATTAGTATAAATTGTAGAACACCAATTTACAGAACCTGCTCTACCAAATCCTGTTTGTGATGCACCACAAGCAAGTTGTACTGTTGTGCCTGACTTACCTAATGTAAGTGTGCTTCCTGTTCTGTTTTCTACTTCGTTTACTTTTATTTTACTCATAATTATTGTCTCTTATACCTAATTATTACTACTCCAGATCCTCCTGCAGGCGCTGCTCCTGTTACAGAATTTGGAGCTCCTGCTCCTCCGCCTGTGTTAGCTGTTCCAGCAGTTCCATGACTATTTTGATCTGTTGGTCCTGGAGATCCAGCTGGACCACCGCCACCTGATCCTCCTGTTCCACCAGCACCTCCGGGTGCAGTTGGACCATACCAACCTCCTCCTCCACCACCTGAATAAAATTTAACACCTGGTGTTGGGCCTGGAGTTCCTGTTGCTGGATTAATTGCTGTACCTACACCAACTCCTCCATCTCCTCCTCCAATAGAAGGTGAAGCTGTTTGACCTCCACCGCCGGCACCACCACCTCCACCGCCTTGTTGGTCTCCTGATGGACCTGCAGGGCTTTGCCCTCCGGGTTGACCTTGTGGGGGAGATACTGGCGGAGTGTTACCAGTTCCTCCGGGTCTATTAAAACCTCCACCGCCGGCACCACCACCTGATCCTCCTGGACCACCATTTTGAGGACCTGGACCAGCTCCAAGGCCTCCGCCTGCTGATGTTACTGTTGAAAAAACTGATGGCGAACCGTTTACACCAGCTCCTTCACAACCTGATGAACCAGCGCCTCCTGCTCCCACTGTAATTGGAAAAGTAGCTGCTGTTAATGTAATAGTAGTTGCACCATCAAGAGGTGAAGATGAATAACTATCTACAGGAGATTTATCTTCTCTAAAACCTCCTCCACCTCCGCCACCAGCAGAGTTACCACCTGAAGCACCAGCGCCTCCTCCTCCACCTACCACTGCATAAGAAACAACGTTGTTAGCAGAACAACTTGCTAATGATGATACTGCAAAACATCCACTAGCTGTAAAGGTATGAATTCTAAATGCACCACAACAAGTTATTGTTCCACCTGTCGCCGTTACAAAAGATTCTCCTGTAACGTCTGATGTTGAGTCATGAATATCTTGCCAACCTTTTGTAGCATCCACATAAATTAAAGTTACTGATTGTCCTTGTGTTGTTAAAGATGCATTAAAACATGTACCATTAATTTTTGAACCGTTTCTACAAATTGTAACTGCGTTACAATCAAAAGTTGCTGCATAATCTTTTAGAGCGATAATATCACCTGCTGATGGACTTGAAGGTAATGTAACTGTTATACCTCCTGAAGTCGTATTAACAAAAAATCCATCGCCTGATACTGCTGTAAAAGGAGAAGTTTTAGCTGTCGTACACCAATCCACAGTTCCAGTACGACCAAATCCAGTTTGAGTTGCACCAGATCCTAAAGTTACAGCAGTTCCTGGTCCCCCTAATGTAAGGGTAGAGCCACTTTGTTTAACTATTTCATCAACTTCTATTTTACTCATTAAACTATTACCAATGTCCCCGTTACTGTTATTGTACCAGGTATAGCGATAGGTCCTGCAAGAACACCATTCTCAACAGTTTGTGTGCCATCCATAGTAGCTGCTTGATTTTTTATAAAATCATCTGGTGATGTTTGTCCTCCAATATATTGGATTCCATTTATTACTGCAGTCATAATCCTCCTTACGAACTAATTGTGTCGATGAAAGAAGTAACTACATCCAAACTACTAGCCGTGTCTGAAACTGCTTCTAATACATCGCCATTTTTTAAAACAATCTTCGCACCACCTTGAATTAATTCAATAGATGAATTAGGTGGAACCACAACTTCTTTAGCTATAAAAAAGTCATTACCACCATTTGCAATTTTAACACTAACTTTGATTGTAGAAGTTGTAACATTACAACATCTGATACCTATAACTGCATCAAAGTCGCCAGCAGTTATTAAAGCTTGGTCTGATGTTCCAATGTTTCTTTGTAGATCGTTTCTAAAATCTTGTGCCATATTTTATTCCTTTATAATGCAACAGCCATTGCAAGTGCAAAACCTGCTGAAGCTGCT